CCTATTCGCGCCCGACACCACCGTCATTCACTTCCCGGTCGAGACCACCGCATCGGAGCCGGGCGAGCCTCGCGGTATCGCGCCGGCCAAGCGCACCGCCCCGAAGGCGCCGGCGTCGAAGCGCACCTCGCGAGGTGGCAAGAAGTGAGCGACCTCTACGTCGAGGTCTCGGCCTACAAGGCCGCGATGAACATCACGAAGGACGCGCATGACGACGACATCGAGCGCGCGATCCTGGCGGCGTCGCGCGCGATCGACGACGCCACCCATCGCTACTTCTACCTGAAGGACGCGTCGGCCGATGAGGTGCGCTACTTCACGCCGCGCAGTCGCACCTGGCTCGAGATCGGCGACCTCGCGGCGCTCTCGACCACGAGCGATCCGGTGCTGCTCGACATGGACTCGGACGGCTCCTTCGAGTCGGTGCTGACGGAGAACGTCGACTTCGTGCTCGAACCGCTGAACGCGACCGAAGACGAGGTGCCGTACGAGCGCCTACGGATGCTGCCGCTCTCGAGCTACTGGCTCATCGAGTATCCGCGTAGCGTCCAGATCACCGGCCGCTGGGGTTGGTCGAGCGTGCCGACCGTGATCGAGCAGGCGACGCTCATCCTTGCGAGCCGCTACCTGAAGCGGACGGACGCGCCCTTCGGGATCGCGGGCCTCGGGCCACAGGGCGAGGGCGTGCGAATCGCCAAGTCCGACCCGGACGTCTATGCGCTGATCGAGCCGCTGATCAAGAAGGCGGTGCTCGCGTGACGGATCCAATCGTCACCCTGATCCGGCAGGGCATCAAGGCGAACCTCGATGACGCGATTGATACCTGCGAGGTGTATGACCACTTCGCGCCGGGCGATCCGATCGCGACCTACCTCTGGGTTTATCCGGACGCGACCGACTACACCGAGTCGGCCGGCACGGATGCGCGCCGCTTCATCGTCGAGGCGATCGCGAGCCAGACAGACCCGGAGAGCGCGGAGGACAAGCTCGACTCGCTCATGTCGAATGGTGACGAGAGCGTGAAGAAGGCGATCGAATCAGACCCGACGCTCGGCGGCATCGCGGTCGGGATCTTCGTTCGATCCTGCACCGGCTATCTCTTCTTCGAGCGCGCCGGTACCAACTACCTCGGCGTGCAATGGACGGTCGACGTCCACGCGCCCAACGAAGACTGAGGGAGGTTCTCACCAGTGCTGAAACGCTACCGGGTCACCGGAGACTTCAAGGTGTTCGGCCACGCGAAGGGGCGGACTTTCGAGCACGACTTCGGCTCGGATGCCGCTGAGCGCATCCATCTCGACGCAGGGACGCTCGCGATCGTCGGCGAGCCGAATGCGGCGAAGCGGAGCGCGCCCAAGCGGCCGGGCGGCAGGAAACCACGACAAGGAGGCAAGCGATGACCAGGACGGCATCGTTCGTAATCAAGAACCCCTACATGAAGGTTCACAACGTCGACATCTCGGAGATGGTGCGGGAAGTCGAGGTCAACCGCGAGTACGCCGAGGTGGACGACACCTCCTCGGGAGACGGCAACGAGCACAACGCTCAGGGGATCGGCTCGGGATCGTTCGTGGCGACGCTTCGCCAGAGCTTCGCGACGGCCAATCTCGACGACCTGCTCGAGCAGATCTTCAGCACGGGCATCGATGTCGAGGTGGTTGTGGCACCGAGCGGAAGCACGCTTTCGGACACGAACCCCGGCTGGAGCGCGCTGTGCTCGCTCCGGAAGTACACGCCCTTCTCGGGCAAGATCGGCGACCTCGTCGAGGTCAAGGCCGAGTTCAAGGCCCAGGAGGAGATCGCCCGCACCCTGACTTGATGCCAGTAGGAACGGTCAGGGTCAGCGGCTACCGCGAGCTGATGCGCTCTCTCCAGCACGCCGAGAAGGACGTGCGGAACCGGACGCGGAAGCGCCTGCGCGAGCTCGCCGGCCCGGTGCGCGACTCGGCCCGGTCGAAGCTCGGCGCCTATAGCGAGCGCTCGGCCTCGAAGCTCGGGATCAGCGTGCGGCAGCGGGGCGTATCGGTCGAGCAGCGACTCCGAAAGACGACCGGCAAGCGCCCGGACTTCGGCTCGCTGCAGATGAGGAAAGCCCTCCTGCCGGCGCTCGGCGAGAAGGCGGGAGAGGTCGAGCACGGCCTCGAGCAGATGCTCGATGAAGTGATCCGAGAGAACGGCTTCTAGAGAGGGAGGAGCGATGGACGAGACACAAGTAGAGATGAGGAGTGCCGGCTTCCGGCTGGCAGATGAGGCGTATGACTGGTTCGTCAGCGACCGCGGCGTCGACCTGATCCTGATCGACCGCGTGACAGAGATGCCGGTGCAGGCGTTCTTCCGAGAGCTGGAGGCCTCGCAGGATGACATGCGCGGGCCGCTTCTCCTCGCCCTGATCGCGACCTCGATCCGGCACAAGCATCCCGACTGGAGCACGGGCCGAATCGTCCGGATCGTGATGGAGCTCTCGCTCGACAACGATCTCGAGATTATCGCGGGCGACGAGGGAAAAGGTCCGGCGGAGGCATCGCCCGAGGTCTCGCCGACGTCTTCGCCGACGTCGAGCGAGTCGCCGGCTATCCCCTCCGCGACCTCATCCGCGAGCCCGAGCTCCTCTGGCGACCCTGGGTCGGACTCGTGATGCACATCGGGCCGAAAAGCATGGTCTGGGTATCGCTGAGCGATTACGTCGCCGCGTACGAGGAGAGTCGAGACAATGGCTAACAAAATCAGTGTCGAGATTATTGGCGACACCTCGAAGCTCGAGAGCGCCTTCCGCCGAGCAGGCGTGAAGACGGAGGGCTTCGGGTCGAAGCTCGGATCACTCGCGAAGGGCGCGGCTCTCGCGGCCGGAGCCGCCGGCGTCGCTGGCCTCACGGCCACGATTGTGGCGGGTGTCAAGGAATACTCGAGTGCCGAGCGTGTCGCCGCTCAGACGAACGCCGTGATCAAGTCCACGGGCGGCGTCGCGAACGTCTCGGCCAAGCACGTAGACGAGATGGCCTCGAAGATCCTTCGGCTCTCCGGCATGGACGACGAGGCCGTTGCGAGCGGCGAGAACATGCTCCTCACGTTCCGCAACATCCGGAACGAGGCGGGCAAGGGCAACGATATCTTCGATCAGTCCACGCAGGCGGTCATGGACATGACCGCGGCCTTCAATGCGATGGGCAAGGAAACGAAGCCCGCCGACATGGCGCTCCAGCTCGGCAAGGCGCTGAACGACCCCGCGACCGGGATGTCGAGGCTCCAGCGGATTGGCGTCACCTTCACCAAGGGGCAGATCGACGCGGCGAAGGCGATGGCCGCCTCGGGCAACATCGCCGGCGCTCAGAAGATCATCCTCGCCGAGCTGAATAAGGAGTTCGGCGGATCGGCCGAGGCAGCAGGAAAGACGCTGCCGGGCAAGCTCTCGATCCTCCGAGAGAGCTTCAATAACGTGGCGGGCGAGATCGTCGGAGCGGCGGCGCCGGCCATGACCACCTTCTTCCAGAAGGCGCTCGACGCCTTGCCGAAGTTCGAGGATCTCATGCGCCGAGCTCTCGGCTACGTCGCACCCGCGATCCGAGGGCTGGCGGATGCCTTCGATAAGGCTTGGCCCGGGATCTCGGCGCTCCTCGACGGCATGGCAAGCGTGCTGCGCGACGCCCTCGTTCCTATCTGGCAGAAGCTCTCGGCGATCGGCGCGAAGACGATCGAGGCCATCGGGAAGGTGCTGAAAAAGAACGGGCCGCAGATCAAGGCCATCTTCTCCGACCTCGGGAAGATCATCAAGAACCTCTCGAAGGTCATCCTGCCGATCCTCGCGTTTGCCTTCGAGAAGGTGCTGCCGGTAGCTCTCAGGATCGCGATCCCGATCGTGAAGCTTTTCTCGAGCGTGCTGGCCGGGTACACCGAAGTGGCGGCAGACGTGGCGGTGGCGATCGGCTCGTTCTGCAAGTTCGTTGCGAAAACGATCCCGGATGCCTTCGGCTCCGTCATCACCTGGCTCAAGAGAAACTGGCCCGAGATCGCGACTGTGATCTCCGGGCCCTTCGCGCTGATCGTCGGCCCAGCGACCGGAGCCTTTGGGGTGCGAGATGCGCTCGTGAAGGCGTTCCAAGCCCCGGCGTCCTGGCTCGGCTCGGCGATCTCCGGAATCACCGGGTTCATCACCGGGAAGGCGTCGGACTTCGCTACAGCCGGCGCGACGCTCGGCGGGAAGGTGAAGGATGCAATTCTCGGCACCATCTCGAACCCGGCGAGCTGGATCTCCGGCAAGGTGACGGCGATCGCCACGGCGATCGCGAACCTGCCCGGCGAGTTCGCCTCGGCCGGCACGAAGCTCGGAGGCAGGGTGAAGAGCGCCCTGCTCGATGTCTTCGCCTCTCCGGCCTCATGGGTACGCGACAAGATCGGCGGCGTCGCCTCAGCGATCGGGGGCTACGTCTCCGACTTCGCCTCGGCCGGCGCGAAGCTCGGGAAGGCCTTTTTCGATGCGATCTGGGGCGCCCTGAAGAACATCGGCGCGAAAATCGCCGGGGTGCTCAAGGGGCCGATCAACGCCGTCTTTCGCGCCCTGAATGCGATCGAGATCCCGAGCGTCTCCGTAAAGATCGATACCCACATCCCGGGCGTCGGGAAGGTCGGCTTCACCATCCCCTCGATCGACCTAATACCGGGCACGATCCCCCTACACGACT